TCAGAGATCAAAACGTATCGCCCTGCCCCGTTCGGCTGCGAAGGTGCCGATCGTAGATTGAAGGTCGCCGATCGGTTCCGCGGAGCCGATCGCGCGCAGCGCGGCTACGCCGGCCTTGATCGACACTGGCCCGGGCTCGGCCTTGAGCAGAGCCTCAAGCGCGCGTTCGAATTGGTCGTTCGTCATTTCGGACCTTCCTCCTTCCAAACCGGCACCCGGTTGATCTTAATCGCCACCAGGCGCCGGATGCGCAAGCCGACGCCTTCGCGGCCGGTCGGGACGAAGGCTTCGACATCAAGCATACCGTGGTCGCCGCCGTTCTCACATTTCATGCGGTAGGCGAGCGAGTCGACGTCGACATCACCAAAAATCTGGATCAGATCCGACGGATGATAATTGTGCTGCCGCTTGCAATAGCCGCACCGCACCCGAACCAGGCGCATGGTGTCGTTCAGGTTCGATAGCGGATAGTCGCGCCGCTTCGGGCCATAGGTCTCGGGCATGAGAACAAAAAAGGAACATTTTCCTCGAACGTCAAGATTGCCTGTGGAAATCTTTTAGCCCCGAGAGGCCCCCCACACGAAGGCCAGATGCGGGGCGCGGCTCTCAGAGCGGCGTGCCCTGACGTGGCGTCGCGACAATAGCTTTTTCAGGCTAATATTGGGCGCGTCGAGCGGCCGACCAACAACTGATGCTTAGACATCCCGCTTTGACTTTTCCCTCCATCGCTCGGCCATCCGTCTTGCGAATCGCCAGCGCTTGTGGCGCCGCGAGCGTTCTTGAGGAGGGTCCTAACCTCTTTTACTATTCCGCAAAATAGGTCCGGGGGCGCCTTGCCTGCGTTCTGAAGTTGCGCGATTCTGCTCATGGGGGAGTGTGGTGTGAAAGTTGGGGGACACCACTGAAATGTTCACTGATTACTACGAGCTCTTGGAGATCAGCCCGAAGGCCACCTCTGAGCCGGTCGAACGGATATTCCGCTATTTCGCCATGCGCTACCATCCCGACAATCGGGACACGGGCGATGAGTCTCGCTTCAATGAGATCGTAGAGGCGCACAACACCCTCAAAGATCCGCTCAAGCGGGCCCAGTACGATATCCAATACATGGATTAATGTAAGTGATCGCCGAGAGTTGGCTGACGCCGCTGCCGACCCGAGGACCGTCGAGCGGGATTCCGTCATTCAAGGGAAGGTGCTGTCACTTCTTTCCGCAAAGCGCCGACAGGACGTCCACAATCCCGGCATAGGCGACGAAGAACTCGAACGCCTGTCAGGCTGCCCGACCGAGCATCTGGAGTTTCATCTCTGGTACCTCAAGGCGAAGGGCTGGATAGGAAGGATCGAAAACGGGATGTTCGCGATCACCGTTGAAGGGATCGACCGCGCCAATTCGGAGCATCGTCACAAGTCCCCCGTCGCCACCAGACTGCTCGACTATTCGCACAGCGGCTAGAGCGCGAGTTCAGGCTGGCCCGGTCTGGCGCCACAGGCAGGTTGGGCTGGCCGCAAGCAGTCTGATCGGGATGCTGGTGGGCTATTGCTGTAAAGCCAGAATGGTCACTGTCTCTCTGGCCGGACCGTCTCAACTGAGAGAGATCCGGCAGGAAGCGGCCGCAGGAGCTCACCTTCCGGCTTTGTCAGGTTGAGCCAGGCGGACCAGTTCTCCGGCTCAAGAACCACTACCTGTCGGTTGTGATACGGCGCCACATCCGGACTAGGATCTGTCGTCAGCATCGTGAAGCTGGGCGGCTTGTTGCCGACCGCCTCGCGCCAAAGCCCGGCAATTGCCATGAACGGCGCGCCGTTGAGGGTGAAGCGGTGTTTCGCTTTCGGATATTTCGTTCCGGTGGATTCGAAGAATGCGGAAGCCGGAACCAGGCAGCGCTTGCTGTTGCCAAACTGTCGGCCCTCGGAGCGGAAATTGAAAACCGGCCCGCCTTTGGGACCGGCCGGCGGGAAGCCGAAGGTCATTGAGGCCAGCTCGATTGCATCGCCGGCAACGCGCATTATTGGCGCCGGGTCGTTTATGCGGATGTCGTCAGCTTGCGGCAGATCGAGCTCCGTCTGATGGCTGGAGATCTGCAACGCGAGCGACTCCATCATGCGGCAGTATTCAGCCCAAGCAATGTGCTGCTCGTAATCGTTGCACATACCGGTCTCGCAGGAACTTTGGACCTCCCCTTCACGCGGGAACGCTCTGTCCGAACCGAAGTTTCCCAGGCCGCTTCGCGGGTCAGCATATTTGCAGTTCCTAATGAAACGGGCGCTCTTGCTGCCAGTTCAGCCCGGCGTCTGTTCCCCCGAAGCCTCTCGGCGACGGGCTTTTTTCCAATCAGAGCCACGAGGGAAATATCCTGAGCGGCGTCTGGTGGCATTGAGCCGCCTTGCGCGGCCTGCCGAGCCAGGCTGTCACATTTTCGTGAGCTTGGCTGGAACCTTCCCGACTGGGCACGGTTGCTCCAGAAACGGAGCCGAGCATGCCACAATTTCATGTTGAAGAGATGGCCGGTGAAACTGTCATCGCGAGACACGTGACCCGTGCTGCCGACGCGCTGAGCGCCGTCAGAGCAGTCACCGGGGGCCAAATTTCTGCCCGAACTGACCACCAGCGCTGGTTTCGCGTCGTCGACGAGAGAAACGCCAGCGTCCACGAGTTCGGCGTCGAAGAGCCGCCGTTGCGCACAGACTTCGCAAAATGATGAAGCCGTCTAGGCGCCCCGACCGCTATCATGGTGACACAGGATTTGGCGGCCGGGCGCGCCCAGTAGCGCCAGGTTGCCCTAGCCTACCCTTTCGAGCTCTGCCAGTAGCTGGTCAGCGTCAGTCACACCGCGTCCGAACAAGCACATGACTTTGATCGCGACGTTTTCGCGCTCATCCACGCGTCCAATATTGTGACTTGAGCAGTAATCACTCACGGCCTTTGCAAGAATGCTGACCTCGGCTGGTTCGACTATTCCGTATACCGCTGTCCTGAGCGGGACAGCATAATGCTCGCTTCCACGCATCGTTTACCCTCTACCCCCGATACCCAACAACGGGAAGAGGATACACCTGATAAAAGTCAGCTTCGAGTCAATTAGCGTCCGACTGAGGTCCGAAGGGCAGGCAGCCGGCGGTCAGGAAAGCAACAGCCCTGCCAGCAGCACAGTCAGGGCAAGCGAAGCGGGCACGGCGAGAAGCCAACGAGCTTCCAGGACACTGTTGCGAGGGTCTTGCATTTCCTTCACTCCTACCAAGACGGCTCCAGCGCATACCCGCCAAGCGCTGGAGCCGATGCTTGCGCTCAACCGCCGTTAGCGGGAGCTGCCGGCACCCTTTTCAACGGTGCCTCTATCCATTCGTTCCGAGTTCGGGCACACAGCCGACCGCTAGGTACGACCGAAGCCCTGTCACCGCGCGCATAGGTCCGTACGGTGAAACATACAGCCCGCTGTCACATTGGCTTTCGGACTGTCGACTAATCCCTTTGTCGCTTCGCGGGCAGTATTAAATCGCTGCCCTTGCCTCCGACGGGATTGAGCGTTATATCTTCTAAATCGATCTTGCTGAACGAACGTTGTTCTGGCGCAATCTGCGCTCCTACGATCTTCCATCTCAATTTCGAAATTGCATCGTTTGGCATTTGCCGAGCGAGCCTAATTTTGCGTCGATTTGAAAGGAGATCGCAATGACCACTGGAACGGTAAAGTTCTTCAATTCCACGAAAGGCTTCGGCTTCATCGAGCAGGGCAATGGCCAGCCCGACGTGTTCGTTCATATAACGGCCGTGGAGCGCGCGGGAATGCGTTCTCTCGTCGAAGGCCAGAAGGTTAGCTTTGACGTGGTGAAGGATGCTCGCACCGGCAAGAGCTCCGCCGACAACCTGCAAGCCGCCTAGTCACAGCGCCTTAGGGGCCTTTGACCACGGATGTACTGGCATTGGCCGCAGAGGCGCGTTTGAGAAGGTCGGGCTTTGCCCGGCCTTTTCGGTTAAGGAGAAAAATGAAGTCCCTTCCCGCTGGTATCTTTAAGCCGGTTCCATCCCGAACAGAAGCCAAGACCGATGCGACCACGCGCATCGCCCGGCAGATTGTCGATCTTGAAGCGACGGCAAGGTCTGCCAAGACAGAGCGGTTGCGCGCTGCCAGGCTGGCGCAGGCATCCCAAGCGCCTGCCGTCACTCCAAGGAAACCCGTCCAGAAGCGGAAAAACACAGCATCATAGTGCGCTCTCATGGCTGCGCTGGCCGGCTCCGTTGTCTTCTGGCGGTGAAGGTCTCCCCTATTTGAAGGCAAATTTGTAGACCGCTCGGTTGGTGTCGTCGGTGACGCGAACCCATTCGGACTCGTCTCGCCTGTCCTGTACGTTTCGGCCGGTCACCCATTCAGCGGCTGCTTTCGGTGAGGTCGTTTTCGCGTAGGCAACAGTGACCACGTCGATGCCCGACATGGTTTCAACGGTATAGTTGTTCATTTGAAAAGCTCTTCAATATAAGCCGTCAGTACATTGAAAGAGCCCGCCCGGTGTGAGGGGACGGGCTCTTTGCCGGGGCCTCCGCTGGGGGCGTCAGCAGCTCCAATTCTCCCGAATGGGAGGCCGACAAGCCGTCCCGACGCGTCGCTTATAATAGCGGCGCCTAGGTACCGAACTTAGGCAAGGGACAAAGGTTCCAGGAAGTTAGTCCGCTTGTAGAGGTCTTTCGGGCTGGTGTCGGGCGAAAGCAAGAGCCCGCTCGCCTGAGGGGGTCGAACGGGCTCCCGTGGGGGAGCGCCCCAGCGCGGCGGGTGAACCTCGTGCCGGAGACACACGCCGCGACACTCAACCGGGACACTGTAGGAAGGTTCCCTCAGGCCGATGCGACCGAAGTCGGATAGGCTGATGCTTTGGTCCCTGTGCTGAAACTTTCGCCTCGCTGCATCATTTGATAGAGCCGGCGAGCAATGTCCCTTCATCGTCGGCAGTGCAGAGTGAATAGATGCCCGCCATCCCTGTTGCCGGGGTGACGGGCATCTCTCGTGAGTAAATGAGTACCGCGTAAATGGCCAAGGGCCAGCGATGATCACCGCTCAGTGCGGCGAGGCCTTCCTCGTCGGTAGCAGCTAGATAGATGCCCGCCATCCCGTTGCCTGGGATGACAGGCATCTGTTTGGGTCCCAGAGCCGCTCCCGAGTTGCGGGTAGTGTGGCTCGACTGATCCAATCAACAATTGCCATCGCCCGCCGTGACGCTATGGTTAACGCTGTCCGGGGTTTTGGCTACCCACTCCCGGACCACCTCGGCCCGGCGGTGCGTCACCACTTCCCCCCGAAGCAAGATGGCTGCCGGGCCGTTCTACAGCCTCCAGGCTCGTGAGCGCGGCAGGGTTCTAGCTGGCCATAGCCCTGGCTATGTAAGTTGCCCGCCATTCGAGAATGCAGAACGAAAAGAGACCAAGAGCGTGGTGACCTCCCTATAAGCCGCCGAGGAGAAAGCCGGCTCTGGTGCGCAGCCGGGTTGAGGCTTCCGACATTCATCTGAAACCTTATGAACGGCCCCGCGTTTGCTTCTCACGATTTCGTTACCGCGGAGGTAAGATGCAAGGTGTGAAGCGGTCGCGCTGGACGGAAACCTACGACCCAGACGAGTTCGCGGCAAAGCACGGTTTGACAACCAGGCAGGCCGAAATTGTCATTCAGAGCAATGGTCCATCCAAGCGCAAATGCGACTTGGCAGCCGAGGCATTTAGGGCCGCGCTTAGATATTGCCGCAACTCGCGAGAAAAAGGTGCGAGAAAATCTCCTCTAAGGTCGGGAAGCAATGAAGCGCCTCAGGGTTGAAGTTATGTCCGGGGGAGCCTGAGAGGGGCGGCGCTCTTTGAACGCCGGCTGTTGAGATACCGCCGCTCGCGAGAAGGGGGCGTCGGGTAAAGTCCGCCGTGTGTCGACAGGCTTTGGAGAGAACCACAACATTTGTTATTTTATGCGGGTTGAATCAATGACATGTTGAGTCAGGGCCGATCGCAACGCAGTTTGCTGACTCTATGGCCCCCCGTCCTCCGACGACCGTCGAAACACACCCAGGTCCCCCGCCCCGCTCGGCGGTCGTCTTCTTCTTCCAGAGTAGTACAACAAATGAGAGTGACCACGTCATAGTGCGGGTGTAAGGTACTGTCGTCGCCCGCACCTTTGACGGCAAACGGGCGCTTGGAAGTCAACTCAGGTGCTTTCGCCCAATTCCGCAGGGAGGAAGCCATGAGCAAGCGCTCAGCAAATTTCATTTCCGCTTTTGAATTTGACGTCATCCGAGAAGCCTTCCGGCGTTCGGTCGTAGAAAGTTGTCTTCCGCCCCAAGAATGGGAAAGGCATGCATCTGACCTCGTTCGCAGCTTCATTGGCGTCGAAGCTCCGGCCGAAGTCCTCGCCGCATTGCTCGATGTGACTGGAAAAGAAAACAGCTCGCCGACCAGCGCCGACGGGCTTTGATCTAAAGACGAGCGAGGGAGTAACCAAGCGGGGAGTGATTAGGTTCATGAAGTCGCCCCGCCTTTCCTGCCAGGGGTGCTGGGCATCTGTTTTGGGTCTCAACCCGCCAAGCCGCCCCCACGGTGCTGCATCGCTTTGCGCACAAGATGAAACACGCTATCGACCTCCTCGTATATCTCTTTTGGCGCGATGCCCTGACGCCCGGCAGAAGCCAGGAGTTCAATGACAAGATCGGCAATGGCCGCTGGATCGTCGGTGCTCACGTTTGGCAGATGTGCTGCCATCCATCGGTCCAGAAATTTCAAAGCACGTGCGCTCATGCGAGCTAAAGGTCGGGCGCCGCATTTGCGTTCCCGTCTTAGCCACTCCTGGGTTTTGTAGGGAAATCGAGAGCGCTGGTTTGCCAGTAGAATTTCCATTCACCCGTTCGGAGCTTCGAATAGATTTTGCAGACGCGTCCCTTCCAATGAAAATCGGCGCCGGTTGCTTTGTTTCGCCAAAGGGTGTCGATATCGACGACCGCAAAGGCTGCATCTCCCGTGGGAGCAACTTCGATCTTGGCTGTGGTCCGGCGATTGTGGATGAGGTCATGGGCGGCAAACAGCTCGTTGTAGCCTTTCCGCCAGGCTTCCTCGTCGAAGCGACCTAAGACGAACAACCAGTCGATTGGATCATGCGCGTCTGCATTCGGCGCAAATGGCCACGCCATGTCAGGATGGATCATGGCTAGGAACGGCTCGATGTCTTTCTCGTCCCAGCCTTTGGTTTCTGCATCCACCAGGCCTTGAATTATCTCAACAACTTCAGCTGACATCACTCCTCCCAAAAGTCCTGCAGTGTCGCATGGCGTAGCGTGTGTTCGCCGCGCAGGAATTTCACCCGGCCAGTGATGCCCGGTTTGACCCACTCGACATCATCGGCGAAGGCGCTCGGCACCCTCTGCGCTGGCTTGGACGCCCTGCCCTCTTGGACACGCTGCCACAGCCGTTCCCTGAGGCCGCTGGGAAGCGTCACGGCAGCGGTTCCGGCATATCGGCCACCGCGCGCCACGATCGCCGCAACGGGCTTCCCAGGCTCTCGCTTGATGCCCAAAAGCTCGAAGTCGCCGACATCCCAACACTTGGTTTTGACCCAAGACTCCACCCTCCCGCTTCGGTAGAGACTCTCGCGTCGTTTCGAGACCATGCCCTCAAGGCCCATATTCTCGACCGCTCCGAAGAAGGCGGCGCCGCCGCCCCCAACATGGTCGCTGTATTGAATTATCTGCTTGGCGGGCTTCACCAGATTCCAGAGCTTGGCCTTACGCTCGATCAGCGGCACGGAACGAAGATCCTGGCCGTCGAGATGCAGGATGTCGAAGGCGACAAATGCAAGCAGCTCGGCGTTCCAAGTCATGCGCGAGTGCATGGCCTGGAAGTTCGGGGTGCCGTCCGGCTCCGGCGCGATCATCTCCCCGTCAAGAATGAAGGATTCGGCCGGCAGCTTTTCAGCCGCGGCAACAACAGGCCAATAGCGCGCTGACCAGTCATGCCCGTTCCGCGAAAGGGCGCGCGCGCCGGCCCAGTCTAGGATCAGCTGGGTGCGAAAGCCGTCGTATTTGATCTCGTGCAGCCAATCGTCGCTGACCGGCGGCGTCTCGACCTGGACGGGCTCGAGCGGCTTGATGAAGGACAGCCGGGTTCTCCCGGCAGGCTTAAGCATGCGAATCCCAACGCAAAACTCTAATTTGACTCAATATGGAACAGCCGCAAACGTTCCGTTAGCGCACTCTAAAATAACGGCCCGCCCCTGATGCCATGGAGCGGGCCAGCGGAGAAGGGGAGGCTCCGCCCGGCGGCTGTGCAGATCGGGAGGGAATTGCGCCGCCGCGCTCCAAACTTAGTCGAATGCGAGGTGTTCCACGATGCCGGAACATTTTCATTGTGATCCGGTTTGTCTCGGGCAGGAGGAATGCCCAATGGCAGATGACAAAAGCAAGCCAGGCGCCGGCGATCGCGACCGGGTGTCAGCGGATGAAGAGTACGAGGTTGAATACTTCGCCAAGCGACACCGCATTTCGCCGGGAGCAGACAGGGAATTGATCCGCCAGCACGGCAACAACCGGAAAGCCCTGGAGCGAGAGGCCAGAAGGCTACGGCCGTGACAAGGATTTCAGATCTGGGCCCGCCGATTGTCGGAAATCGGGTCGGGGGCGAGCTGGCGGCCGAGGTCGATCATTTCCATCTGTGCCCCCTGTGCGGCCAAGCCATTGACCTTCGCGACTTGCGCCAAGTCATTTGGCATCAAAGACCCGCACACGAGCCGCTTGAACTTGACGCATAAGGTCCGAACCGTGCCTTCTCGCAGGCCGGTGCTATCCGCCGCGCGCCGGCTGACAGTCTACAAGCCAACAAAAAGCCCGTCGCATCTCATAAGGTAAGCGACGGGCCTTTTTAGGTTGCCACTGAGACGGCTACATTCCTGAGGAACCGACCGCTTCCTTGATAACTAATAAGCCGTGCAATTGTTCCACAATGGCACAAGTATTTCTCTTAGCGCGCCAAAGCTTTCTGTGCCATGTCAACGTCGCGTTGCAGCGGCATCGCCCGGCGAGTTCTCTGTTATAATATTCCTGTAGGTGACCTTTGCGTCAGTCTGCCGACGAGCGCAGCCGGCCGATCTTATCGCCTTCGATAAAACGGTCCATCCGCTCATGCAGCGTCGAGACGCTTCCTTTCAGGTCGCGCACGCCCGTCATCACCTCGTCGCGGAATTCGCGCAGGCCGGCCTTGGTGATGTAGGTCTCGGCAACGTGAAGCTTGTGCGCGGCGAGCTGCTCGGCAAGCAGGGATACCGAGCCGATCGCCATGTCTGCCCTGGCATGTGCGTCGCGCGCATCCTTTTTGACCTCGTCCCGAGCCGATTTGATAGCCGCCTCGATGCGCCACCATAGGCCAGCGACCGCGCTGACGACGGCGATCAAGAAGGCAAGGTTCGCATTGAAGTCACTCATTCGCCCCTCCCCAGTTCAGCTCGACGCTCGGCGCTGGCCTTGGTGTGGCGGTCGCATTCCGCCGGCGTGTAAAGGCCGATCGCGCAGCCTGGCGCCATCGTCTTGTCGATCTTGTCCTGATCGGCCAGCGTCTTGCCCCGCGCGCCCGCGAGGCTGTTACCGATGGCCGCCCGCAGCGCCGGCGCACCGTTGATGCCGGAAGTCGTACACGCCGCCAGCGTCGATGCAGTCGTCAAAAGACATGCGAGCATCAATGCCCTTTGTGATTCCATCCCGATTGTCCTTTTCGATCTTGACGCGGACCTCTTCGGCGCCGCGGTGCTTGATGACTTCGTAAGCGGTGAAAGCGGCGCCCGAGACGATCGCCGCAATGGCCGCCCAGGCGATAGCGCCGGCCACCAGGCGCGAGGCGCCGAGGCGGCCGACAAGCAGGCTGATCAGGACGCTCACAGCAGCCACCAGATGAGGAAGCCGGCGATGAGAGCCAGGCTTACGGCAGCGACTGTGCGCAGGGCGCGAGCGAGGATCACTGCAAAGACGGAAGCGAGGTTCTCCATTACGTCGCCTCAGCCCCAAGAGCCGCGGCGAGCCGCTTCGCCCTGCGGTTCGCATACCAGCGCCAGGCGAGACCGCCGATCGCGAGCAGCGCACTTGCGATTGCCAGGACGACGACCACCTTGCCGATCCATTCGCTGGTGTAGGACAACGGCGAAAGCTGGTTCTGCAGATCATACAGATAGCCGGAAATGCCAAGCCCGCCGGCACCGGCGCCGGTTGCCGCATCGGCCGGTGCGGGCGATGGGGCAGCCTTGGCATCCTCGATAAAGCCTTTCGCCTGGCCGCCGTCGACAAAGCTCGCCGTCAGCGGCGTGAGGCCGGTTGCCCAAGCTTGGCCGATCGAGCGGATTTCCGCGACGCGACATGACCAGCCGCGGCCGAACACCGGCCACGTCTTCAAGTGCTGCAGGAAGGTCAGGCGCTGATCGCAGATCCGGTCGATCAGGGCATCGTGGTCGTTGCAGGCCTGGACGGCCGCAATCGTGCCGAGCCCCATGACGCCGTCGAGCCGGCCCTTGTAGAGCGGCCCGAGCGCGCGCTGCAGCCAGATAATCGACTGCTTCGGACCGGAGTTCACCGCACCGTCGAAGACGACATAGTCGACCCCGGCCGGCAGTCGGTCGCCCTTCACCGCGTCCCAGTATTGGCGATCGTAGATGTCGAAGAGTTCCTGGCTGGTGATGCTCTTCACGGACCGAGGCGCCAGCCCCTTGCTCCTGCGATAGGCGTCATAGACCCTTTGGGTCACACCCTTCATCGTTGCGCCGCCCGGGTCGGCCGGGTGGTTGCTGTAGGCACCCTCATGCGCGAGCACGCGGGCGAGCGATTCCTGCTCGCGAGATGCGGTCATGAATTTTTCCTTTGCGCTGGGAACTTTCCTGCCCGCCGGCGATTGAGGGGCGCGGCGGCAGGGGGATTTCCGGATTGGATTGTTTCAGGAAGCTCGAGGCGCTGATCGACGCCGGCGGCGCCAACGCGGTAGGAGAGGCGCGTGCGCTTCTCGCTCAGCTCAAAGATAAGTCGCAGGGACTGGCTGAGGCGGTCGACGAATTCCTGCTCGATATGATGACGCTGGATTTCCTGCTCGAATCCGAGCGGGAAGCATTCCAGAACTCGGCACGCCGACTGGCGCATCGGCGGCTGACGATGGTGAGGCTGCTCTCGACCTAGCGGCTGTCCGTCCCGGCCGAGCCCTGCGGGTTGCCAAGCGAGATCTGCGTGGTGTAGCCGCTGCCGCGGTCGAGCGTGTCGGTGATCGAGGCGATCGTGTAGCTGCCGTCGACGCCGGCGCGCAGCTGGATCACGGCCGTGCCTTCCGGCTCGGCGGAAGGCTCGCCCTCGATGGTGATCGTGCCGGAGCCCTTCTGCCGGGCGGCGTCGATACGATCGGAATCGGCGCGGGTCCGCGCCGCGGTGGCGTCCGGCTCCATGAAGCGCAGCACGTCTTCAGGCTCGACATCGTCGCCGGTCTCGACCTCTTCGATCACCTGCCTGGCTCTATGCAAGTCGTACCAGCGGCCTTTCTTCTTCTTGAAGCGCGGCCGGTCGGTCGCCGGCGTCAGGCCGCTCGCCGAAATCACCATGCCGCGGGTGATGACGACGGTCGGCAGCGGCTGGCCTGTCGCCGAGACGCCCTGGTTACGCGGCACGAAGCCAGCCTGCGATCCCTTGATGGCAAACGTCGCGCCGTGCTCGCGCGCAAGCCGGTCGGCGAAGGCGAAGAAGCTTTCGTTGTCCTGCGCTTCATATTCCAGCTGCCGGCCGGCAAGCGAGGAATGCACCTTGATCGACAGACCGGCGTCGACGGCAGCGTCCTTGAGGACCCGTCCGAGCGTTGTCTTTTCCCAATGGCGGTCGGTCGGCTGCTTGACCTGGCCTTTGAGGCTGGCCGAGCGCGCAGTGACCGTCAGAACGCTGCCGGAGCCGCGATCAAGAGACCAGTCGGAGGTGTCGACCTCGCCTTCGAAGCGGCGCATCGCGCCGCCTGCCCAGCCGAGCTCGATCGACACCGGCGTGCCGGTCTTGGGAAACCGGACCGCCGCGTCCTTGTCATCCAGCGTGAACGTCGCCGACTGCGTCGCCTCGGAGCCGCTCTTGGTGATGGACAGCGAAATCAGCAGCGGCACGAAGCGGGAGGTGACGTCCTGCCCGCCAACCAGGACGCGGAAATGACCTTTTCTCATTTTGCCTCACGCGCCGCAGGGGCTCCGGCGGGGCGCGGCACAGGCCGCAACCCCGGCGGGCTTGCGGGCTTTCGCCCGCTGTCATTCGAAGAGATCGATTACTGGCTTAGGGGCCGCGCCTTCAGCCGCCATTTCCGCCGGTGTCATCACGGTCACGATTCGACCAACGGGGAGATATGGACCGGACCGGGCAAGATCTTGGTTAAGGGCGAAGGTCTTCGCCACCATGCCGGAGAAGACCTTGCGGTAATGGCGCGCCAGGAGGCCGGACAGCGTCGTGCCCTCCGTCCTGACGGTGACGGTCTCTGTCATGACGATATCTTCCAAGATTGGTAGTTGCTCTAGTTCTTGGCTACCGGCGGCTGCTCATTAAGCAGCGTAGCCAGAGCGGTTATGACCTGCGGCATGAAAAAAGGCTTAGCAATCATAATGCTGTTGGGAACGCCTTCTGCAGGCCAGTGAATGGCGCTGTCACCGCTCACATAAATTACTGGCATGGTTGGATTGGCTTCGCGAACGAGTCGCGCCAAATCCCACCCCGATTTGCCCGGTCCCAGCCGAATATCGGTGATGAGCGCCTTGAACTTTTCGGGCTTGGCATCGAAGGCGCTGAGAGCTTCTTCAGCATTCCTGCTGCTAAGCACGGTGAAGCCCGCTTCCTCTAATGCGGTTTCGATTTCCAAGAGGATGAGAGGTTCGTCTTCAACGACCAGAATCGTGCCGCCGCCCATAATGTCCCTTCCCTCATTTGGTCTACTACGCTCTTGATAGCGGTTCGGTTCCAAGGAAAGTAATCGTTTTCGCGCGCCTTTTAGCCGAGCAGCGAGAACAGCGAGGCGAAGAAGTCGCTCGCCGCCGGTACCGCCGACTTCTGCATCTTGACGGTGATATCGACGACCTGGCCGACGCCGTCGCGATCGAGGAAGGTGTGCTCGTCATTGACCGACTGGACGACATAGAAGCCGAACACGCTGCCGTCGCCGCGGGTCACCAGTTGCGGCGTGCCCGCGAGTTGGGCGTTGCGCAGGATGTTCAGCGTGCCAAGGCCGCCGAGCTTCGAGGGGATCAGGCGGCCGGAAACGGTGAGCGTCTCGAACCCGACGCCGACATCTTCGAGAGGCGGCATCGCGCCGACCACCGGCTTCTCGGCATAGTCATGCGTCGTCTCGCGCACATGCGTGTCGATGTTGAAGGCGAGATCGCATTCCACCAGACCGATCTTCATCAGCATCAGCGCGGCCCTCCAAAGTCGATCGCTTGCCCGCGCGTGTCGGACTGCACCTGCTGGCCCGTCGTCCTGCCGCCCAGCGAGCCGACCGGCCGCATCAGGTCCGTTTTGGCCGAAGACAGGAAGCCGCTGACGCCGGCGATGAAGGCTGCGGCCGCGCTCTTGCCGAAGGCTGACCCAGTCCCGGCGACGCCGGAGCTGAAGGTCTGCGCCGCATTCTGGCCTGCCTGCGTGCCGCCTGCGGCGATCTTGTCGCCGGCATCCGCGCCGCCGGACTGCAGCCGGTGCTCGAATTCATCGGCGTCGAAGCCCGCCACATTGTCGCCGATACCGGGAAGGCCGGGCTTCGGGGGCACGTAGGTCTGCCGGCTCCTGGCCGGCGCGTGACGGCCTTCGACGATGGCCTGAAACTGTCGCTCGGCAGCGCTCATTTCCTCCCACCGCTTCGGGCGCGCGGTCGGTACCGGGGTCGAGGATCCCATGCCGGTGTTCGGCTCGCGCGTCAGCCGGTCTTCGAGAATCTTCATCTGCAGCGCATCGAAGACGCTCTTGATCTCGCCTCGGCCGAGCTGCGCCAAGGCGTCGCGAAAAGCCTTCTCACCGGAGGCGCCTGTGAAGCGATCGAAGAACCCCAATTCGGGATGCTGCTTGTTGTAGCGATCCTTGAATTCGGCGGCATAAGCCAGAGGATCGCGGCCGCTTCCACGCAAAGCCTCGTAGCCCTTGTCGACGGCCATTATGTCGGACAGGCGATTGTTGACCGCTTCGAGCGCCGGGTTGAGCGCCCTGCCCGACAGGTCGCCAAGCGCGGTCGCGGCCTTTTGGATGTTGTTGATCAGCTGCTGCCAGTTGCCTTCGGAATCTTCGGTGATCTGGGCAAAGTCCTTTGCCACGGTGCCGGACGCACTGCCAAGCGCATCCAGATGCTTCTTCAGCTCCGGCATCTGCGTCAGCAGCGCGCGCATGCCTTGCTGCATCTGGATGTCGGTGAAGATCAGCGGCAGCTTCGACAGGTCGCCCTTGAGCGCCTTCTGCGTCTGCGCGACCAGGGTTTGGATGACGTCGCCTCCTTCCTTGCGCGTCCTGTCCAGCTCCTTACGGATGTCGATGTTATACTTCTTGAAGTTGTTGGCGACCTCGTTGCCATAGGCCTTCTGCAGGATGTTGGAGAAGTTGGTCGCGGCCTCGGCCGAAGATCCGGTCTGGTTGCGCACGATCTCCAGCATGGCGGCCAGGCGCTTCAGGCCCTCGGTGCCCTTGTAGCCGAGCGCCGCGAAGGCCGGCGCGATGGCCGGCAGCTCCGCCGCCATGTCCTTCAACTCGAACTTGCCGGCCTTGCCCTCGAAAGCGAGGATGTCGAAGGCTTGCTGCATCTTGTCGGCGGTGATGCCGAGCGAATTGGCGAGCGCGTCCGCAGTGAGAGCGATGTCGGACATTTCGGAGCCTGAGGCCTGCGCCGTGCGGGCGACCGACGGCAGGAAGGCCAGCCCCTCCTCGAGCGACCTGCCGGAGGCGATCAGCGTTTCGAGGCCCTGCACCACATTGTCGAACGGCAGCTTGGACTTGTCGGCAAGCTCCTGCAGCACGGCGATCGTCGGCTTGATAGCGGTCGCCGGCTTGTCGGCATTGATGACGATGCGCCCGATCGTGCGCTCAAGCTGCGCGTAATCGCGCGCCGTGCGGATCGCGACATAGCCGGCGGCGGCCGTGGCAATGCCGGCGGCGCGCCCGAACCGCGCCAGGTTCGCGATGCGGCTCTGGCGCTCGGCATCCTGCGCCGCCAGAAGCCGTTCCTCCGCGACCTGCGTGCGCGTCAGGCGCGTGTTGTTGCGCGCCAGGTAAACATCGCGCTCGGCCCGCTGCAGCGCCGTCAGGCTGGTGCGAGCCTTGGCGGCCGGACCCGACACGCGATCGAGCAGGCTGACGATCAGCTCCGCCGACATCCTGGACATCAGGCATCATCCTTCGGCGCTGCGAAGACGAATTCCGGGACCATTTGGTGGAAAATCTCCATCAAAGCCTCGGCGTCACTCCAGACGAGCTTTTTCAACACGCCGGACGGCCGCTCGCAGAGCCGCGCCATCAATTCGCGGTTGCTGATCTCGGCATTGGACCAGTCGTCGACGTCTTCCAGCAGAGGCGGCCGCATCCGGATGCGGGAGACACGTTCTCCATCGACGGTGATCGGATGCCGCAATGGCAGGAAGCGGCAAAGGGCGTCGTCGAATTCAACCTTCGCCTCAACGTCCACCTCCTGCACCGCCGAGGCCGGTGCGGGCGCCGCTTCGTCGGCGCCCGTCATGAAGTCCTCGATCGCGTTTCTGTCGACCATCACTCGATCCCGAGCAGCACGCGGGCCTTGGCCAGCTCATCGACGCCGAACTGCCGGCGCCGGGTGGTGAAATAGTCCCAGTAGAACCATTCCTCGTTGTCGACCGACAGTTCGTAGTGCGTCACCTCGCCGATCTGGTGATCGTGGCCGAAGGCCGAGGCGCGATCGAACGCGTCGGGCGCGATGCGGCTGACGATGCCGCGGATGACGGTCTTCGCCTGGAAGGCGTCGCCGGTCTGCTTGTTCTTCAGCACGCCATAGCCGGTGAAGTTCAGCGGCTGGTTGGTGCCGACCCCCATGGCGCGATAACTCGACTTGGCGAAGCCGGCGAGCTTGAAGGTCGGCTGCAGCGCCTTGATGGCGTTCATGCCGAACTCGACCTCGCCGGGGGCGCCGCCGCCGAGATGGGCGACGGTCACCTGCTCGAGCGTCGGCAGCCCAAGCGACTGGAGCTTGATGTGGTTCGAATCTTCCGGGTCCTGGTCGCCGACGAAGAGGTTGACCTGTTCGAGCAGCAGCAGTTTCTCGGCCATGACTGGCGTTCCCTTTGAGAGGTTTCAGAGTGTACGGGCGAAGCCCGCAAGCCCGACTGGGCGTCGCGGCTCGTGCCGCGCCCCGCCGGAGCCGCAGGCGGCGAAGCCGGGGGTGCGGGGCGTGAGGCAGATCAAGAAACGAGATTTTGGCGAGCCAAAAGCTCGTCGATCGTCGCCTGCAGGGCGGGCGCGTAGGGCCGGCTGGTCATGGTCAGGCGGCGGAACACGGGAGCCTCTTCGAACTGCGCGTCGATGTAGATATGCCCGGCGCGCAGATCCTGCGCGTTGTTGAGCTGCGGGTCGAAGCGGCATTTGAAGCCGAGGATGTCGCCGTTCGTCTCGGCCTTGGCGAGGATATCGTGCACGGTGTTGACTACCGACTGGATGGTCTGGGTGGTCAGGTTGAACTTGCCCAGGAACTGCCGCAGCGTACGAAGGCAGGTGAGCTCGATGAAATCGCGGCCGCGCACCTTGTGATACTGCTGCCAGATCGTCTGGTCCGACAGGTTGTCGGTGCCGATATAGACGAAGCCGCCATCGGCGATGGCGAAATCGTCGCCGCTGTCGCCGCGCACGATGATCCCGCCTTGGGCGGCCAGGATTTCCTGCCCCTCGGTCGAGCCGTCGGTGAGCGAGAAGCGATAGTTCTGCTCCGGCCCCACAATTCCGTAGAGCGCCTGGTTGGCCCAGGAGCGGAACGGCCGGCCGTCATTCTCATAGTCGCGGCGCACGGCAACGCCGGCGATCCGAGGCGCGGCGGGGCGGGTGACGACATCGCCGGACGCGTCGAGGCGCTTGATGCCGGGCGTCACCGGGATCAGCCGGTCGGAGGACAGGGTCTCGCGCCACTGGGTGAAGTTCGTCAGGCCGTTGGCGCCGTCGACGATCGCCACGGCGAGGATCTTGTTCAGCACCTCCGGCAGCGCCGCGCAGACGGCGTTGGCGAGTTCCTCGACCGTCGCGGTCGCGGTCGGCAGTACCTTGCCGGCATCGACCCCGCCGCCGCTGAAGGTGACGGTGAGCGCGCCGGACAGATAGTTTCCGGGCGTGTCGATGACCAGCGAGGCGACCTTCTGCGCGTCGGGGCCGGTGCCCATCACGGCATGCGCGGTCGGCAGCACCTTGTTCGGATCGGCACCGCCACCGGTGAACGCGACGGCCGGCGCCACCGTCATGTTGGTCCCTTGAGTGGTAAGCGTCAGGCCGGTCATGGCACCGAATTGCTGGGTCGTGTAGCCGGGCACCAGGATCAGGCGCGGATAGACGCCGAGATCGGCGCCGGCATTGACGAAACCGTTGATGCCGGTGCCGGCGACCGACGAGCCGACGATGTTGGCGATGGTGGCGGCGATGTCGGCGCCCTCGGCGACGCGGTTGACCACGAGCTGTGCGGCGATCTGGTAGGGGCCGAGCTGTGCATTGATGCCCTCGACGGCGTCGACGAACAGCGAATCAGGATCGCAGAGCGCCAGCTTGGCCGTGTCATTGGAGTTCAGACGGACGGCGACACCGGCCGGGAACGCCGCGTCGAAGGCGGCCTGTGTCGCCGTCGCGGCCTTGGCGAAGGGCATGCAAATGCCGACGACGCTCATCAGCGCATTCGACGGCACGGCCGCCTCGTTGGTGTCACGGCGGATTGTGATCCCGAAGACGGGGTCGGTCATGACAGTCTCTCCTGTGGGGTTGAAGTGCGGGCATAGAAATGCCCGCTGGAAGCGGGCGGTTATATGAGAGATCGAGACTTGAGCTGGCTACCTGGCCAGCCGCTCTCGAGATCGATAGCGTCGAGCCCGGCAAGATCAGCCGCGGCCATGATCTCCACCGAAAGGGCTTTCGCTCGGCTGAAGCACCCTTGGACATGCCGACCGACAGCGATGCCGATTGCCTGCATCGTCGGCGCGTCGAGCGTGACCCACACATTCGGTTGCGCCTCCCAATCGATCGTCTCGAGTTCGGGATCATTCTGGAATAGCGCGACCGCCCCGGTGATCTTGGCCTGACTGTTTGCGTCGGTGCGGACTGGCGCCCCACCGACCACGATTCCGCCTGTCTCGACCTGCCAGCGCTTGTCAGTCAAGGCGGCAAGCTTAAGGTCGCGAACGGCGGAAAACGGCAGATCAGCGACGACGTATCCAACGGTCGCCGTGCTATCCATGACTTCCCACTCTTCGATCGGCGCGAGCTGCCGCGTTTGCTTGGCCGGATCGAACGTCGGCGGCTGATCCACGAGCTTCAATCCGAAGCCTGCAGCGACAAGTTCGTCGTCGGTCAAGAGCCGAGCCGTCTCCGGCGTGTCCCCAATCCGCCAACCGGGATGCCCCTTGACCAAACGAGTGCCATCGATAAGTAGAACTAGAAATTGCATGGTTTCTCTCGGGGAAGGGGTGGGGAAATGGCTGGCACAGCAATCCTGATCTTAGCGATCGTGATCGCTCTGATCCTTCTGGCGGGTTTTATAGGGTTTGCTTTCCTGCCACAGACGTATCCCGAAGACGGTTCGGACTAGATGCCTCAAGGCTGAGGCTTGAACGAAACAGCGACGCCGGCGCTGTCCGCGACGGAGCCAGATGCCGTTGCGGTGATCGCCACTCCGGTTGCTGCGGAAGCGTAGGCTTTGTGTGCTCCGGTCACATAGTCGTTGCTGAGCGTATCTCGCTCGAAATCCTCGACAAGCTCGGACCATGCCCACCCATTGCCACCGGTGAGAGTTCCTCGGCCCATTGCGCAGCTGATAATCACGCCGCCATCGGCAACATCGAGGGACATATTGATCGGGGACGTGGCGTCACTGGCCGTTGCGAGAGGCGTAATGTCAGCGCCAAACAGACTGAACACTCCGAGATCAGGGCCACCTGATGCGCCAGCGGTAAGGCTGACCGATGCCGTTCCAGACGAGCCGGTATTGACCACTGCGGCAGCTATGCCTGCGCGGCTCTGCCCGCTCCCCAACTCAACAAGCGGGGTAAGCGCCACCCCCATGACATTGCCGGAAGAGAAGCTGCCGCCGTTGAATTGTCCCCAAGCAACAACCATGACCCGTTGCTGACCGACCTCGGGCAGCGGAACGCCGGAGAAGGTGAAACCCGGATCACCCGCGCCGTGGTAGGCAACCGCGATGTCGGAACTCCACACAGGCTTCCAGATGCCGGCGACATCTGCGAAGCCCTTTCTCACCTTCTGCCAAACACCGGCACGCCTGGTCCATTTGGGGGCGATTGGCTTCCAGATACCGGCGTCCCTCGCAAACGCGGCCATACCTACACCTGAAACCAAACGTCGCCATCAACGCCACCGCTTGGCGCGGACGTCGAGATCGTCAGCGATCGGCTCGCCATGGTCCCGATGCCGAGAATGGCTTTTGTCTGTGCAATGGATTGCGGGCGGGCGTAGTTGTCGCCGGTTCCGTCCGAAGAGACGCGCCCAAAAAAGCCCGTCACTGCATCGGCACCATTGGCATAGGTCGAGCGGAACAGGCGAGTTGTGATGTCGCCCGAGGCATCGCGTTGCGCGAGAGTGTTCGCGGTCGCGGCCGTTGCGGCGGCCACAAGCCCAAGCAGGGTCCGCATCGCAGCATAGTCGGCGGCTGAGATCAGCGACCGGCCGTTCGCCGAGGTGTCCGTGATGTCGGCGACGGCAATTGCCAAGGCCGTCTTCAGGCTGGCAGCGCTGATCGCGCCGGAAAGGCCGGCCACCGACGCCACGGCGTCGGTGTTGTCGATTTTCACCCATTTGGTGCCGTCCGAGACGACCCAATCGCCGACCTTCCAGTCGGTGATCCCGCCGACGCTCGTCGCGCCGGCCACGGACACCATGTAGTACCAGCCCTTGTTTCCGGCCGCTGCCGCCGGGATGGTCGGCGTGTTCGTATTGGCGTTCCAATCGCCCTGATAGGACATCGCGCCGAAAAGCGCCGCCGGCAGTTGCGCGGCCGGAACCTTGCCGTCGGCGCCGAGGGCGGCGTAGCCGTTCGCGTTGCCCTTCTCCGCCAAGTCCTGCTTGCTGTCGAGCGCGGCCTGCAGTCCGGTCGTGTCGGCGATGACGTGGCTGTGGACCAGCAGCGCGCGTTGCGCCACCGAGACGAGCAGGCCGGCAATGTCGAGGTCGATCGCAGAGAGCGCCGCGATCAGCCGCAGGACGTCGTCTGCAAGATTGTTGCTGCCGTCCGGAAGCTGATAGCCGCGGTTCGGCGTGCTGTTTTCAACAGGCATTTGGCGGTCCTAAGCGAGGGTTACGGGGTTGAGATCGCCCGGAAGTCGTAGGCCATCGGCCGCGCCGCCGGGGTGCCGGTCAGCGTGATGCGGATGCGCCCAACGGGATTGGCATTGAAGCCGACGACACTGTATTTGCGCTCGACCCAGCCGGCGTCCTGCAGCGGCGTCTGCGTCACCTGCGGAACCGGGGTCCAGACATCGTTGGCAGCGTCAGCATGCAGCGCGATCGTCGCGCCGGTCGGGATCTTGGTCTTCAGGTAGGACAGGATGTCGACGCCGGTCCCCATGTCGAAGGCGCGCGTCACATAGGTGCCCGTCGTCTGCAGTTCGCCCTCGATCGCCAGGATCACCGGGAACACCACCGGCGAGACCTTGGCCGAGCCGGTGAGCACGGCGCGGACCTCGACATTGCCGGTGTAGAAGGCCTGCAGTTCCCAGGCCTGGTCCGGGTTGAGCAGGGTGACCGAACCGTCGTCGAGCTCGACCTCGAAATGCATCGCGGCCCCGGCGGTCGGCAGCTCGACCTCGGCGCGGATCAGGAGATCGCTCATGTTGGCGACCGCGAAGGTGCCGACATCGACCATCTTCGTCACGGGCGCGAACTTGGCCGCGATCAACTGGAAGCAGATGTCCTCGTCCTGATGCGGCGTCCAGGTGACGGCATTCGACGACGACAACATGACGCCGACCGAATAAGGCTGCGCCGCGACTGGCTGCTGCAATTCGGCGTCGAAGTCGCCGAGCTTGGCGGTCTTGATCGAATGATTGCCGTCGTTCGTCTTGACGACAAAGGCGTATTCGATGCCGCCGGCCAGCCGGATGGGGTAAGGGAAGCGGATTTCGGTCCACTGCCCGATCACCGCGTCGTTCATGTCGTAGAACGCCTGGGCGATGACGTTGACCGTCGGGATGCCGTTCGCAACCTCGACCAGCTCCAGCACGATCGGGTTGTCCGGGTCGCCAACCAGACAGACCTTCAAGTTGACGCCGGCAATGTGCCGCCCCTCGGTCAGCGTGAAGGTCTGCGCCAGCGGGTCGGACCGGCTGCCGCCATTGCCGCCGCCACCGCCGCCGACACCTCCGGTCTCGCGCGGCGCTGTCACCGAGGTCTGGTGCACGGTCGTGGTGACGACGCGACGCAGTGTCTCGATGTCGATCGTGCCCTGCCCGACGAAGATGGCGGCAGCCTTCGAGCCGCCGGCGCCCTCGGCGACGAGGCCCTTCGCGCCGGCCGGCACATTGGCCGGGACGGTGAAGCTGTTGACGATCTGGCCGGCGCCGTCGGCGGAAAGGCTGCCCGGATTGACGTCGATGCCGTCGAACTCGAGCTTGGTCAGGTTTTCTCCCGCGCCGAAGCCATGAATAGTGAACTGCAGCGAGATCTGCCTGAGATAGGAAAGCCGCTCCTCGCGCGTCGAGCTCTCGATCGTCTCCTTCTGCGTCATCGTGGTCGTCGTCGTGGTGCGGCCGGTGGTCGACCTCGACGTGGTGATGACCACGGGCGACGACAAAGCCGCCGCGCTGTCGGAGGCCCATTCGGTGGCGCTCTCGGTCCAGTAGTCGACCGGCGGGTTGATCGTCATCGACGCCGGCAGCGGCGTGAAGTTCTGGTATGGGTTGATCTTGGTGCAGCGGGTGGCGAGAGCCTGCTCGACCGCGACTTCTTCCATCCAGTTCAGCAGCGTCACGCCGGGCAGGTTGACCGCATGGAAGGTCGGGTCGATCGCCAGCCGCAGCAAGCCGCCGAACACGGCCGCGGTCTGCGCCTCGCCCTCGTCTCGGTAGCGGTCGGAGGTGAAGGGATCGACGAACACGCCGTTCTTCGAGATCGGCTCGCGGCTGTCGATGTCGCGCTGCAGGCGCTCGAGCGCGATCAGGTCCAGAGCGTCGACCAGGCTGTTATACATTCGGTCGATCTTCGCCATGGTGTAGGCGCGCACGCCGATATTGGTGACGTTCGGCGTGCCGGTCCAGATGTTCTCGACCAGCGCGAGCGGCAGCACGTCGGCCGGCACCGTCGGCGGCAGCGCGTTGGTGCGGCTGGAGACGCCCTTCAGGTAGACCGAGTTGCCGTCGCTATCCAAGCCGAGCACGTCGACGCGCGGCAGCTTGAAGTCATAGTCGACCTGTATCTGGCCGCCGTTCACGCCGCCGGCGACGGTGATCGAGGTCGCGGTGATGTCGGTCGGCGAGACGATGCCGAGATAGCGATACTTGACGGTATAGCTCGATCCGGTCGCCGGTTCGGCGCCGCCGGCCGCCCACGACACCAGGTCGCCGGCCTTGGTATAGTCGGCCGGCGTCGCATAGGTCGTCGCGCCTTGCTTCACCTCGAGGATGGCGGTGACGCCAGTGTTGGCCAGCGCGTCGGACCCGTTCCGGGTGCCGCCGCGAACGACCGTATCGGTCACCTCCTTCTCGACCAGGACTTCGCGAATGGTGGCGATCGGCCCATGGTTGAGCGTGACGACCGTCGGGTTGGCGCCGAAGGTGTGAACCTCGGTCGGGATGCGGAAGAGATCGAAGCTTTCCGTCTCGCGGTGGCGCAGCGCCGCATAGCGCGTGCGCTTCTGGCCCTTGATGTTGGCAACGCCCTCCGCGATCGAGAAGACCTGGTCGGCGCCATCCTTGCCCAGCGCCGACACGGAGCAGCCGGACACGATATAGTTTCCGTTGGCGTCGAAGTCGTAGATCGCGAGCTGCGCGTTGATGCCGGTCAGGTTCGGCGGCGGCGTCTGGTCTATCGCGACGCCGTCCTTCAACAGGTAGACCGAGTAGAGGTCGCCCACGCCGCCGTCGCCGGAGAAGCCCCAGGCGAGCGCGTACACGACGCGGGCGGCGCCGGCTTCCCCCTCGGAGAGCGAGCCAGGCATCAGGCCGAGGAGAGCGGGCTCCTCCAGTTCGGTCACATAGGTTTTGAGCAGGCGCACCCCGATGTGCACGGCACCTGTCATCGGCACGTCTGTCAGCACCGCCGCCGGCGCGTCGAGAACGCGGCCTGCCACATAGAGCTTGCCAGCGATCAGCGTGACGGTTTCGGCCGCAACGTCGATGATGATGTCGGCGCCTTCGACGCGGTCGCCGTCGCGCGCGATCAGATTGCCGATCGAACGGATCTTCCGCTGAAGGATGGTCTGGGCCTCGACCATCTCGGCCGCCTGGCCGATCTTGCCCTCACGGTTTAGCACGCTGTCCCACAGCGTAAACTGCGGGGCGCGGTCATAGGCGCCGGTCAGGTTCGACTCGTGCTCGTAAGCCATTTTGCCTCTGTTTTTCAGAAGAAGTGCCGCGCGCGGGCGTGCGTCAGGCGATCTTCAAGAGCGCGCGAAAGCGTTCGCGCGAGGTTTTGCCGAGAAGTGCCGGCGAGATATCGAAGCCGCCGACAACGGCGCCGCCGGCGATGCCCGCGCCGGGCAGCCAGCGGATGCCGGCCGGGTGTACGCCGACGGGCGCGCCGCCGAGCGTGACGCTCCAGGAATGGATGGTCTCGCCCTCGCCTTCGCCGAAATCCATCATGGCTTCGACATAAAGGTTCGGGCCGGCACCGCTTGCCGCGACCCAGCTTTGCCCGGCGGCCTGGTAGTAGCCGCCGAAGGAAGCGTTGACCGGCCGGTAGACGCGCGCCTTGCGGAAGCCGATCGGCGAGCCGTCCTCACGATAGACGCCGATCCAGCACGGCTTGGCGAGCAGCGCGGTGCCGATGATCTGCGCCCGCGACAGAGCCGCGTCCGAGACCCATTTCAGGCCGGGCGTGTTCCAGGGGAACGGTCCCCAGCCGATCGACCCGCCCTCGACCCGCTCGATCCAGGCGGCAAGCGCGCTCAGCTCGGCTTCCGTCAGATCGTGCTGGCCGGCATCGAAGGTGCGGCCGAAGGACCATTTGACGCCGCCGGCGCGGAGGAAGACGCCGGAATTGTCGCCCCAGATGCCGTCGCCCCACCTGGTATAGGCCCAATCGTGCTCGCGCACATTGTAGCCGTTCCAGGCGCGGTAGAACTCGGAGCGGACCGGGTCCGACAGGCGCACCACGGCCTCGATCGTGCCGAGATCGTTCTCGTCGTCGCGGAAACGGTCGAGCTCGAGCTCGTAGAGGTGCCAGCGGGTGCGGCGCACCGGCGCCTCGTAGAACGTCGAGAAGGCGTAGCCGACCCATGTCAGGCTTTCGGCGACACCCTGCGGCGTGCCCTTCACCCGCTGCCAGCGCAGGCCGTATTCGATGACCGAGGCGAGGTCGGGCAGGTATTGCGAGATCGCGCCAAGCCCGTATTCGACGACGAGCCAGGGCAGGATCGAGGGCTGCACCGGCGCGAATTTGAAGCCGCGCAGCTCGTCGAAACCAGGCTCAAGCTCCGGCAGCCGGTCGAGCGATTCCGAGAGCGCGCGCTCGAAGGCCGTCGCGTTCTGCGGCAGCAGGTTCTGCCGTTCGCTCACCGGTCGCGGCCGTTGAAGGTGAGCGTCACCGTGCCAAGCTTCACCGCGGCGCCGTCATCCACGGCCGTGTCGGTCACCGGAGCGGTCAGCGACACTTTCTGGACGCCCGGCACCTGGAGCTTGGAAACCAGCCAGGAGCGCGTCAGGTTGAAACCGAGCCCGCCCTCGTCGGCCAACGACTGACGCAACAGCGCCTCGAGGCTTTCGAAGACGGTCATCGGCGTCGTCGGCAGAAGCCAGATATCGGCGGCGACGTTCACCGTTGCGCTTGTGGCGGACACGACGGTGATGCGGTCGGAAATCACCCGCACGCTGTTCTTCTGCACCTCGGCGTCGACCGCGGCGAGCAGAGCGGCGTCCGGCTCGCCGAAATTGTCGGTCGCAAGCACGGCAATGCGAATGTCCGGGCCGGTACCGACGCGATAGACGGCGACATCCTTGACGCGGATGCTCGCCCGGAACGCCGCACTCTTGTACCAGTCCTCCGACCCGGCCGTGGAGCGGCCGGAGATCGCGGCGACGGTGCGGGCGCGAAACCGGGCATCGGTCTCGCCGTCGAGCCGCACCACGTCGTAGAAAGCGGCGAGATGGTCGAGGTCCGCGCCGGCGGCGAAGGCCAGGAGGTTGGCCTTGACGGCGTCGTTGATGGCCGCCCGCCACAAGACCTCGCGGAAGGCGCCGACCTGCAGCTGGATGTTGCCCGGCTCGCCCTCGAGGTCGATGATGCCGGAGACGTCGAGCCCGTAGCTGGTCGCCAGGTCGACAAAGACCGCCTTGATGGCGGCAAGCGCGGCAGCCTCGGACGTGACGCTGATCGCCTGCGGATCGGGCAGGCCCTCGAGCGTGGACAGATCGAGCATTACCTACCCCGTGACGATCAGTTGGCCGCCGGCCTGACCGAGGCGCAGCGAGACGGTGCCGGCCGGCGTGAAGTCGCCGAGATGGGCGCGCGGCCGGTAGATGCCTTCGATGACCCAGGCGGAAGCGCCGGCGCGGTCGAGTGTCAGCGGCGAGATGCGCGTCGGCGTGAGGCGCGGCTCGAAAAGCAGGATCACGGCCGCGACCGACCACTGGAAGCGGATGACGGTCTGGACGTTGGCGAGCTCGCCGAGCAGCGCCGGGACCGGACTGCCGACATATTCACGCAAGACGCGCTCGAAATAGCGTGTCGTCAGCAGGATCTCGATCGCCTGGATGACGTTGTCCCAGCCGCTCTGCCGCAGCCCGGTCGAGCGGTCCATGCCGAATTGCGTCACTTGCGCTTCCCGCGTCTGCCCTTCGCCGGAGCGTCGGCCGATCCATCAGCCTTCGGCTGCGCCGGCTCGACGGGCTCGACGACATGGCCGCGCAGCCGCTCATAGGCCGCCTGCGACGGCGTCATTTCGACGACGGTGCCGGCCACGCCAAGGTGCGGCGCGCGCTTGGTGACAACGAGTTTCATGGAGGCCTCCTAGTCGGCGGCGAATACTTTCGAGGAGCCCTCGACGATCGGCCAAAGGCCGGTCGAGGACCCCGAACTGACGTGAACCTTATCGCCTATGCGAGCGACCTTCCTGCCTTCTGCGCCGCCCAGGTCGACGCGCGGCGCCGACAGTTCGGCGCGGTCGCCGCCGCCATCGAACAACATCGCGGCGCCGCCGAATTTCGACAGGATCCGCGTGCCGGGATCGGAAGACGGCGCGGCGTTCTGGTCCGAAAAGGTCATCGGCAGCGCTACGGCCTGGCGCATGTCGCCATGCGGCGCGACCAGCATCATCTGCTGGCCTTGCGTCGGCGGCCGCCAGGACTTTTCGTCGCCGGCGATCTCACCCCACGGCCGCCAGGGCGACAGGAACTCGCGGCCATTGGCCTCGGACAGCAATAGCTGCACGCGCTTGGCATCATGGTCGACCTTCTTGACGGTGCCGAACCGCAGATTGCCGGCCACCATGCGCTTCAGCGCGGCGATATCGGCTTGCAGGCCGAGGATGACCTTCACCAGTTCCGTGTCATGCATCAGGCGGACCCGCCGAGATCGGGATCCGGCAGGATATCGTCCGTCAGTTCGGTCTGCTCGCCGTTGATGACGGTGCCGACCTGGTCGAACCCGACGACTTCGCCGGCATCGGGCGGCGCGACGCCCAGCATGGCCGGCACCGCGGCCGTCGTCATCAGGGTCGACTGGATCTTCTGCCAACTCATCAGGTCGACGCCCTTGGCGAACTCGCCGCGCATGATGACGACCGCAGACTGGTAGTCCGCGACCGTCGCCAGTTTGGTCAGTGCCGCGTCAATGACGGGAGGCAGCTCGGCGCCCGGAGCGGGATCGCAGACCGGCTCGATCTCAATCTCGACCATGCGGATGGCGTGCTTGCGGCCGCCCTCCGGATCGACGCCGCGAGCGGCCTTCACCGGCCCGATCGCGGCGACAAGCGAGCGAAAGCATTCCGCGAAGGCATTGTTGGGATCGGACAGCACGCGCCGCCACTGCCGGTCGAGCATGTCGAGCGAGAATTCAAGACCGGCATCGGTCGGCGCGATCTCGATCTGGTTGACCGCCTGGCCGTCGGTCGTCTGATAGGTGACGCTGCTGGCGACGATGAGGTCGAGCGCGAAGGTCACGGTGCCGGAGGTCACGAAGAAGCCTTCGTTCTGGGCGGCATACTTGGTTTCGTCGATGCGCACCAGGATGACCGGCGCCTGCCGGTCGCTCATGATCGAAGACAGCGCCTCGATCGAGGAATCGGTAACGCCGTCGGCGGCAATGGTGTTGCCGCGCAGCGCCTGGACGGCCAGCATGCGCAGCATGGCATTAACCAGGCTCATCCGTTCTTTCCTTCGCGTGCCGCGGCTTTGCCGGCCGCTGCGGACGGCCGGCCAAACGTGCCCGACGGGCGGTCGCCCTTGCTGCCTTCGGCGGAGATCACGACGCCGCCTTCAGGTTCGACAGATAGAACACGATGACCTCGGGCAGGTCATCGACGACGCGCTCGATCGAATAGATCGGCTCGGCCGGGCGGCTGGTGACCTCGCACTGATCGCCGGCCTTCGGCAGCCAGGGCATGTCGGCGCGCGGGATCGAAACGGTGCACAAGCGGCCGGCGTAGCGGGTCGGCGCCATGCCTCGATCGCGGCCGCCGAGGAATTCAAGGTCCGGGTCGATGTCGAACCGGCCTTTCAGGCCGACCATGGCCGGGCGCGACGGATCGTCGGCCACCGACATCTCGCCACGCTGCTTGGCGCGGATGGTGATCAGGTCGCCCATGCGGGAGCGCGTCTCATGGACAAGGCGCGATCGGGCTGCACGAATATCCATGAAAGGCTCCGAAAAGGTGAGACCTCAGGCCTGGCCGAGGTCCATCTGGCTGGCCTCGTCCGCCTTCACGAGGTCAACCTTGCTGGCTGGGCGCGCGGCACCCTTAGCGACAAGATCGTCGAGCTGCTTCTTGTCGACGTCGATGATTGATCCAGGCGCCTTCACCTCGATTTCGGCGCGCTTGATTGTCTTGCCTTCCGGGCTCTTCTCGCCTGGCGACTTGCACAGGTGAACGGTGCTCAAAGCAACGGCTTTGACCATGATGCTTTTCTCCAATTGTGTTGAATTGCCGAGAAACGATGCCGGACCGGAGCAATCAGCCGAGGACGGTCGCCTTCAGCGTCGCGTTCGGATTGACGGGCACCATCAGCGGCGCCGACTGGGTGAGGATCTGCTCGATCGCCACATCGCCTTCGGGAATGTAGTTGCGCGGGAAGATCGCCAGCGCCTCGAACTGCGCATGCACGTCGACGATCGTGCCGAAGCAGCGATAGCCCTGCACGTTCGGACCGGTCAGCACGACATCCTTGGGCGACATGAACGGAGTGACCGAGCCGTTGACGGTGTAGTAGTCCTTATAGACCCAGACTTCGATGCCGCCACCGAGCGTGCCGCCATAGCGGACCTCGCCGGTGGTCATGAGCCCCGTCTTGATCGTCAGGTCGGCATTGCCGCGCCGGGTCAAGTCCATCTCGGCGAGGATCTCGCTGTCGCGCCGCATGACACCCCAGGCATCCGTGCCGACGGTGATGCGGTTCGGCGCGCCGCCGAATTCGGCCGAATGCATCATGTCGGCCCAGCCCTGGATATCGTCCAGGATGGACACGCCGGAATCGCCCCAGCGCGCGCCGGCGCCGAGCACCACAGTGTGTCCGGCGGCTCGACCGAAGTCGACCAGCCGCTGCGGCATGTCTTTGCCTTCGATGACGACCTTGCCATCGATAACGGCCTTGGCAGCCATCCATTCCCAGAGCCTTTCGACCGCGACGCGATGGAACTGCAGGATGTCGGCCTTGACCGCATCGTAGCGGGCCGCTGGGCTCTGCGCATTGGGACCGAGCAAGGTGCCCGGGCGGCGAGTCAGAGCCCGCAGCGGCGAGACAGGATCGCTGGCCTTGACATAACCCGGCTTGAAGCGCTCGACGCGCGCGCCTTCCTCGTAGATCGCCCGGCCTTGCGCCATCGGGGCGACAAAGGGCGCGAGCTTGCGACCCGAACGCGGAATTTTCTCCAGGTCGATATATTCGTCGGTCGATGACATCTGGTGGGCGAAGAGAAGATCGAGCCAGTAGCTCGGCACGATGTCGAGTTCGCGGAACACACCGAGCAGGGTGTGCGTATCCCAAAGTTCGTAGTTGTCGAAATCCGCCATGGTCGTGGCCCTTGTGAAAGATGCGGCCGGGGCCGCGATTGCGTTGAGGGTTTGCGCCCTGCGCTCAGAGCCGCTTGCGGATGAGGATGTTGGTGGGCGCCGGCGCGCTCCGGAAAGCCGCCTCGCGCTTGTCATCCGTGTTGAACGAGACATCCCAATTGAGCGCATCCGGATTGAAATTGCCGGCCCGGTAGATCGCGACGCGCTGCGCGGCATCGGTGTCGACCACCGGGGCAGTCGTGATGCCGAGCGGCGCCACACCGATCTGATCCGCCCCGCCGACGAGGGTGGTGTTCGAAAATGCGATGGCCGCGCCCGTCTCGATGGTTGCTATCGCGTTGCCGGGCGCTCCTGCGGCCTTGGCGACGATACCGACGATGCCGGCGGCATCGGATTGAGCGCTGACATCGGGATGGGGCGTGGTGAGCGAGCCGTATGCGGTGCCGGCACCAGCTCCGCCGTTGATCGCCGCGATCAAATTGCTGGCGGTCTCCGCCGCCGTCGCACCGATCTTGATCTGACCGGCGACAGTCGTCGGCGCAGCCTTCAAGGTATAGACCGTCGCGCCGAGGGTGATGGTGTCGTCGACAGCCCCGGCACCGGAGAACACCAGCCGGCCGGTCGCCTTGTTGCCGGGCGCATGGGCAAAAGTCGCCATGGCCAGGGTGTCCGTGGCCGCGAGGCCGACAACCGAGAAAGCCGGCAGCGCTAAATCCCCTGCCACCCGAAAGTCCTCGGTGACAGGGTGCGGTATGGCCGAATTGAAGATTTCGGCGGAGGTGAACGTATCGGATACGTCACGTGCCGCCATGCCCGGCTGCGCAAAGGGAATGCTGGTCATGATCGACCCTTTCAGGTGATGAGTTGCGGTTGGATGGTGCGAGGCATCAGCCCTGCCTGGCGGGTGCCCCCGTCGAGGCGCGGTAATTGGCCAGGATCCGGTTGGCCGCTTCCTGCGATGCCGCCGCGGACTTCCCAGCGCCGGGCTGTGCCAAGCCGGCCGCGGCAAGGCGCGATTTCTCATAGACCTCGGCGTCCGCGCCGGCCGGCTTGAACGCCGCGACGTTGCCGACGACGAACGCGGCGACATCTTCACCCGTCATGGCAGGCGACTTGGTCGCCAGGTCGAGCGCCGCCGCCATGCGACCGCCGTCTCCCTTGACGCCCTCGGCGCCAAGGGCGGTCGTCAGGCGCTTGTTCTCATGCGCCACGCCGGTGGCATGGCCTTTGGTCTCGGCAGCCGCGACGGCCGCGTCGTGATCGGCTTTCGGAATGCCGGCAACTCCAATGGCTGCGGGCGCGCCGGGGTTCTCGCTCATGGATGTGCTCCCTTTCTGCGGGGTTGAGCGCCCGCCGTTCGGCGTGGAGGCGCGGGAAAGTTCGGCAAGTACGCTTTCGAACGAACCGACCCGGTCGGCGATGCCGGCGTCGACCGCAGCCTTGCCAATGAAAGTGCGTGCTTCCGTCTTGCGCGCGGCGGCTGCGGTGAGCCTGGAGCCCCGGCCTTTGGCTACCGTGCCGAGGAAGGCGCCGTAGAAGGCGTCAACTTCGGCCTGCAGGTCCTCGCGGACGGCGTCGGAAAGCGGCTCGAAAGGGTTGGCGTCGACCTTGTGGGCGCCGGCGTGGATGAGAGTCGGCGTGATGCCGTCGCGGTCCAGCTGCCGGCTGAAGTCGGCGTGCAGAAGAACGACGCCGATCGAGCCCGCTATGCCGGTTTCCGTGGTGACGATCTCGTTCGCGCCGGACGCGATGGCGTACATGGCCGAAGCCGCCATGCCGTTGACGACCGCGACGGTCCGCTTCCTTGCGGCAAGATCGCGCACGAGGGCCGCGGTTTCGAAGGCGCCCACGGCTTCGCCGCCTGGCGAATGCATGTCAAGAATGACAGACCTGACAGCCGGGTCGGCAGCTGCCGACTTCAGCTGGAAGCCGATCCCTTCGTAGGAGGTCAGACCGGAGCTGGCACCGACCCAGGCGCCGCGGTTGACCAGGGAGCCGGTGACCGTGATGATGCCAACCCCGTCGCCGGTGACGCGATAAGGCACGGCGCGGCGGGCGCCGTTCTCGTCCTCGACGACCGATCCCCCCTCGAATCGCGAACTCTCGGGCGCATTGACGCCGAGCCTGCCGGCAAGGACGGAAAGCACCACCTCGGCCTTGTCACGCGTGATCAGCAGCGGCCGGTTCAGCACCCGGTCGGCGATATGGATCAGCGATGTCATGGAAGCTCCTAGCGGATGAACCGCATCGTCTTGGCGTAGCGCGAACGCTTTCCGTTCTTTGCCGAGCAGGCGGCCGCAAGGCGCATCAGTTCGGCGTCGAGCGCCTTGATGTCGGCGCCGAAAAAACGAAGCTGCTCCCGGGTCACCGGGGACTGGATGGAAAGTTCCTCGACATGCTCGCCGGCGAGCGCGCGCAGCTTGACCGCATAGAGCGCCTGATAGAGCGCGCAGGGGTCATCCTGGTCGACGGCAACGCCGTTGATGGTGACGAGAGCCGGCATTAGGCATCTACCTTTTTCTTCGATGCCTTCTCGTCCTGGATGACGTCGTCCTTCGCGTCGCCCGGCCCCTGACCGAACGGCGACGGCATGCCCGCCTCGACATAGCGCTTGTGCCAGTAGAGCCGGCGCTCGAAGACCTCCTCCGCGTCGGCCCCGATCTCCGCGCATTCCATGTCAAGCGTCGACGTCCCGTTGAGCAACCGTTCGCTCGCCGCCTTGGCGCTCTTCTGGTCGTCGGCAGTGGCCTTGGCCGGGCCTTGCCACATTGCCCAAAGCACCCTGTCCCGGTTTGCGGAGAAAGCCTCGTAGCCACCCTTGAACGGCAGCCGGCCGGTGCCGATCAGCTCGTCCACCAGATGCTCGAAGCCGATCTGGCAAATCGGCGAAGCGATGCGATCGCGGCGGCGGGTGACAACCGGGTGCAGGGACGCCCCTTCCATTCTGGTCGAGGAATAGGTCGCGCCCTCATAGTTCATCGTGTAGCTGGCAACGCTGATGCCGATCGCGCGCGCCATGCCGCGCTGCAGCTCGTTGGACACGGGCAGGAATTGCGGCCCCGGAATGCCCGTCGACATCAGGTCCAGTTTCTCTCCGGGCGCCAGATGCGAGATTTTCGGATCGCTGCCGACCGAGATTTCGCTTTCGGCCGCCTTGTCCATGACGGCAAGGAAATAGTCGCGGAACTGGGCGCGCAGCTCCTTGCCGTCCTGGCTCTCGCCGAGCGCCTCAAGAGCCTCGAAGGCCTCTGCCGAAGGCTTTTCGCTGGTCAGCACCTGGGCAAAGACGGTCTGCAGGATACCGGTCTGGATCGTCACGTCGACCAGCGTCTCCCATTGCAGGTATTCCCGAAAGGCTGCGACGAGCCGAGAAATGCCGCGCACGTCGTTGCCGTCCACCGGGTCGAACACATGAGCGACCATCTGGCGCCCTTGCGCGTCAAAGGCCCGATGGTCGCGCTTGACGACGATGCCGGTTTCTATCTCGGCGAGACGGTAGGCGACAGGGCGGCCGTTCGGATCGTGGATAACGCCCTGATACAGCCCCTCAAACTCACTGGTGTCCTGCACCAAAGCGGCGGGGGTCGTCAGGCACATCTTGGTGCCCGACGTGATGCCATAACGGCGGCGGTCGCCGGCGGACATATAGTCCATCAGCATCAGCGCCTCGCCAAAGACGACGTCGTGGCGGAGCGCGATGTCGACCTTTTGCGGCACGATGAATTTGCCCTTGAGGTCGCATTCGCGCGCGTTCCACGCCCAGCGCTTCCACTCGGCCTTCAACAGCTTGATGAAATCGTCCGTCTCCTTCCTGTCGTAACCCAGCTTGGACAAATCCGGCATCGGATTGAGGATGAGCTCGACTCCGACGGTGTCGGCGATGACCTGGTCGACCGCGCCTCTCAGACGGCCGGAATTCTGGATGATGTCCATGGCAAGGCCGGCCGCGCGGCGCCAGGCGGTGCGGACCTCGTCGCGGTGGTCGCGCAGCGCGGTGCCGCGCGTCGACAGGATCCGCGAACGGCTGTCGCGCAGATACCCGGCATTTGCAGGCGGGCGCGGAGCGGACGGGCCTCCCCTGCCGAATAGCCGCTCCAGCAACTTCATGCGCGCCTTTTCCATTTCTCGCGACGGGCTTGCGAGGCCTCGTCCGTCGTCGATTCCGTCGGGTCCGTGGTCTCAGGCTTCGGGGCATGGCGCAGGCCGTGAAGCAGATCCGGCTCCGAAGCCGGTCTCAGCCGCTCGCGCAGCGCCGCCCAGTCGTCCGCCCTGTTGGTCGACAGCCCGAGCATTTCCGCCATCGCCATGGCGTAGACCTGCGCGTCGAGGCAGTGATTGTCCGGCCGCAGGCGTTTCCATTCCTCATGGAACTTGCCGCGCACCACCTCGGCGACGAAGGCCTCCGCCGTGAGCTGCAGGAAATATTCCTTCGGCAGGAAGTCGCCGAAATGCACGTAGCCCGGCGGATCGGCCGGCTCGCCGGAACGCAGGCCGGGCTTGTGCAGATTGGCGAACAGTTCCGACTTGAGGCCCCATGTGCCGACCGGCCACAGCATGGCGCTGCCGAAACGCTTGCGCTTGCCGCGCTTGGTGACCGACTTCTTTGCCGGGACGCTGATTGCCGGCACACCGCGTCCGCCGACGCCCTTGACGGCATAGGCATTGGGGCGCCGCCGGCACCATTCCAGGACCTGGTTGGTGCGGCCGCCGTCGCCGCCGTCCACGGCCAGTGCCTCGATCCGGCGCCAGCCGCCGAAAGCGTCATGGAGCGGCCTGGCGAAGAACTCACCGAGCTTCGTCCAGGCGCCTTCGCCGGCGTTGTCCGTCGCACCCTCGAAGAAGCGGACCCCCAGCACCCAGCACTGCCGGTCTTCGCCAAAGGCGACGACGACGGTCCAGATGCCATTGTGCTGCACGTCGGCGCCGGCGACGAGAATGAGCCCATCGGCAGGGATCTTCATTTGCGCGAAGGGTTCACGGCGCTCCATCAGCCGCTCGTATTCCGGCGCGTTGCCCTTCACCTTTGCGGGAAGGCCGTACACCAGATTGAAAATACCCTTGTCGCCGAGACCGCCGGCCTTGGAGTGGTTAAGTATGTCCTCGGCGATCGCTTCGTAGCTCATCATCAGCGAGATGAAGGCATCGACGTGGAAGCCGGGGTGCCGGTCAGGACCGGTCAGGGTGGCGATGTAGCGCCCATTGCGGACGCCGATGACCCGCTCGGTTTCGCTGATGATGTGCCCGCAATGCGGGCAGACATAGAAGCTCTTGTGCGGATGCAGTCGATCGAGATGGAAGCCCTCGTGGCTTTGAACGAACTCTCCGCCACATTCAACGCAGGCAATGTTCCAGAAACGCTGGTCGGAGCGCTTGAAGGAGCGGTCGATCCGGCAATGCCCCGGCAGGTCGCCCAGGTCGTCGCCGGTGTCGATCTCCGGCGTCGACAGCTCGAAGATCTTGAAAGCCTTCGTGCGTCGGAAGGCGGTGAAGCGACCGAAGAAGAGCGTTTCCGGATCGTCGCCGCTGACATGGGTCTGCCACTTGGAGACCTCGTCCTTGACGCCGTAGCGCGTCGTTTTGCCCGAGAGGTCCGTCGCCACGTTGGCGTTGGCCAGCATCAGTGATCCGCCGGCGAAGCGCTTCTCGTAGATGGTCGAGCCCGAGCCGGACCGGCTTACGGCCGGAAAGATGACCTGCTTGCCAGTCTTCGCCTGCCAGGCCTCGATAAGCGGCTGCAGCTTCTGGCTGTTCATGTCCTGCAGGAAGTCGATCGACGGCAGGCCGTAGATGGTGTTGTCCGGCGCCGTGTCGGCGATGTAGAGCGACCAGGCAAGGGCGAGGATCGAGACGCCCGTCTGTTGCGATTTGCGCACCGTCACCAGATTGCAGGGATGCTCGAGCGACAGGCAGTCGGCGATCTCGCCCAGATATGGCGCGTCTTCGAGCGCCCAGAGTTCACCCTTCTTAGGCCCGTCGACCAGCACGATGTTGTCGGGCAGCCAGTCACGAAAGCGCGCCGGCGGGCGCGGCCTGATCGCCTCCGCCAGTGCTACGCCGGCTAGGCGGAGCGCCCCCGGATGGCCAGGCCCGACATGGATGCTCACAACTCTTCGTCCTCGAGCACGTCGTCATGCTCGGCGGCTTTCTCGACGATGGCGCCAAGCCGATCGGCAATCTCGGTGTTCAGCTCGAAAGCGATGCTGCGCAACAGCACGCGCAGCCCATGAGCGCCTTCTCTGGAAACTGCCAAAGCCATGTCGTCGGCCTTGTTCTGCAGGCGGGCGATGCTCGATTGGATCTCCCGGCCGCAGACGGTCAGGGCTTCACGCATCCGGTCGGCACGAACCAACTGGCCGATATGCTCCTGCCGACGCAGCTTCTCGCGTCCGACTTTGAGCCAGGCTTCCTGCCGAAGCGCTTCGTCGCGCGACGTGCTGGAGTTGGCCGACGGCGCCGACGGCGCGTCCTTGCGAGCGGCGGCCGCAATCTTCTCGGAGCTGGCGAACTCGCCGCGGTAGTGATCGTAGTGCGCCAGCGAGAACCGGATGATCCGGTCGCGAGCGTCGCGCTCGACCGGAAGGTCATGCACGTCGACCAGTCGCCGCACAAGTTTGGTCACGGCCTGCTTCGTGACGCCATCGCGCGCCGCAACGTCGGCCGGCGTCGCCATCACGTTTTCTTCAGACGCCATCCAGACAACTTCCCTTCGAGCCGCTGACAACCCTGACAACCCAACTTTTTCGATGGTCCGACTGGAGAAAATCCAGGGGCCGGTCTGCCCGTCCGAGGTCGAGGAGTGGGATACGGTCCCTATAACCTTGGGCGGCGGCGCGGCTGCCTTGCCAGGTCAGTCGAAGAAGCCGGGGAGCATGAAGCTGATCTCATTCATGACCCTCGGCGGCAGCTCTCGGTTGGCGAAGGCTGTGAACTCTTGCGCCGTGTTGCCCTTCACCATCTCGGCCGGGATGATGACCCCTGAATCCACGAATGAGACGGGCCGGCCCCACCTCCTCGAGGAGCGGTCCGGCGCGTAGACGTGGCCGCCCAAGCCCTTGACTTTGACGCGATTTGGGAACCGGCCTGCCTTGGTGAAATTTCCGGCAAACAGCCGCCGCGTGCCGAAAGGCGAAGCGGTCACGCCAGCCCGCGTCTCGCGCGGCTTGAAGTATTTGAGCGAGATGTCGCCGCCCTGCGTGCGCATGGCATAGGCGAGCTCGCCATAGTTGGCCCGCTCGACCTTGATCGCCCTACGGATCGTCCGGTACGGCAGGCCCGTCTGATTCGCGAGCGTCCGCGTCAGCTTGGTGCGCAACCGATCGCCGACATGATTGATGGCTCGCGCCAGCACAAAACTGCGCTGCATCTCGCTCAAGCAGCCCAGGGCGTTGTCGAGCCGCCTGAGCCCGGAGAGATCGGCCCACCTGATTGTCAGCAGGCCGTCCACACTCGCACTCCGAAAATGAAAAGCCCCGGTCGCGAGGAGCGCCGGGGCGAGTTCTTTCTTACCGTGATCAGGTCTATGTCAAGTTTCTGCCGCCCGTCAACGGACGGAGGCAATTTTTTTCGCGCGCTGGTTAGCCGTGCTCCCTGCGAGCCATACGCCCGGCCTGTCCTCTTCAAGCCAGGGCGTCATCGAGCGGTCGGAAGACACCAGCCGATGCGCGATCAGCTGCGGCCCGAGCTCGGCCTCGAGCCAGCGCAACGCCGCGACCCAGATCTGGTAGTCGAGGCGTCCCATGATGTCGCCGCTCGGATCGGTCGCGAACTCGTACTTTCGGTAAGCGCCCTTCGTCGGCCGCTTGAGGCGCTCGTCATAGCCATGCACCTCGATATCGTAGGCCTGGCCGTTATTGTCGATGACGCGCTTCATGACGAACCAGGCCGGCTTGCCGCCGCGCTCCGCCAGCCGAACCCTGGCAGGCTCCGCGGTCCAGTCCGGCTCCCGCCCGAGGATCGCGGTTCCGACGACCAGGCTAACAATGCCTTCGCCGCGTTGCGCGTGCGAACGGGCGCTATAGCGCTCAACCGCCCGCGCAACGTACAGCTCGGCCAAACCGTGCGTATCCGGCCAATCGGCCAAGCCATTCCAGCCCTGCGGGATGATGACCTCGCAAGCGGCCAGCGCGGCCACCGCCCGGCCGACCGTCACCGCATCCTCGTGCGGCTCGCCCTGCTCGATCCAGAAATTCTCGTAGTCCTTGCGGCCGCCGTCTATCAGCGCGCCGAACTCGCCAAAGCTGGTGATCTTGCCCCATGAGGAAGCCTGCAGCACGCGCCAGGCCGAATGCGGATTTTCCAGACCTTCCACGCCACCGCCCTTCGGCAGCTCATGGACGAAAGCCCAGGTCAACAGCTCTTCTATGTTCACCGTCTTCATCCGAACTTTCTCCTTCGTCCCTATCTCACTCTTATCAACCCAACTCGCCGCTCTTCGTCCCAAGCTGACAAAATGCAGAGCCTAGCAAAATCAGCAGGATGGGCGGGGCGCCGGGAAGGAAGGGGCGCAAGGGACGATGAATCTCGCGCCATATATGAGGACACCTCGCCATCCGGTGATTTCTTTCGAGGTGACCTCATCGCGCGCACGCGCAAACCGACACAATCGTCCCTAGCGTCCCTCGCGTCCTAACCTGCTGCTTTCCCAAACCCTTTGCGTCCGGCTCCCTTCCCCAACTCGCAATCTACCGTCCCTCGCGGCCTTGGCGCCCAAAAGGGGAAAGGGTCAGCCCTCAAAGCCGCATGCCTCCGGCGAAGCGCCGGGATCGCGCCCTGGCGGCCGCACGAACTCGTCCTTGACCCTGATGCCCCGGTAAATTGTGGTGCCGCTTTTCGCCTTCCAGAAGCGCTTCATCGCGCCTTCAGGCGATCGCCATGTCAGCCGCGTGTAATCGGGGAGCTTGCGCGAGAAGGTCGACGACTTGAACTCGGCCGCACCCTCGCGAGCTGCCCAATTGGCATAGCCGAGATGCAGGTCACCCGGCGAGGTCTCGTCCTCTTCCTTGCCCGTCACGATGCAGGCGTTCCGCAGGAAAGCACCGATCGGATCGCTCTCTTCCCGATATTCGCGGGTCGCGGCAAGCACGCTTTCCGGCGGTCGCAACCCATAGTTCAAATAGTCGAGCGTTCCCCGCACCAGCCAGGCGAAGACGCCGTCGGCTTCGGCGCGCAGCTTCTTGGGCAAATCACGATCGATCCTCTCCTTCGAGATCTGGACTTCCCACGGCACGAGGTAGACGCGGCGCCAGATCCCGTCGGAGGTGTCGTCGATGCGCGGCTTGTGGTTGCCCGAAAGCAGGATCTTGAACTGCGGCACCACCTCGAAGAAATCCTGGTGCAGCCGCCGCACCGCGATCTTCTCGCCGCCGGTCAGCGTCTTGATCAGCGCGTCCTTGAGCTTCACGCCCATTTCGGGTTCCGATGCGGCCACCAGCCGTGCCCCCGGCAGGCGCGCGAGGTCCGGCGTGGCCTCGTTGCCCCCTCGCCTGGTGTCGCCGGCGAAACTGTCGATCGACAGCGTCACGGCGAAATCGCCGAAAATCGAGCAGAGCAAGTCGACGAAGGTCGACTTGCCGTTCGAACCGGCGCCGTAGAAGAACACCAGGCATTGCTCGACGGTGAGGCCGAGAAGGCAATAACCTGCAAAGCGTTGCAGGAAGCCCCTGATCTCGGAATCCGGCTGCACCTCCTTCAGGAAGGCGTCGAAGACCGGAGCCGCAGCTTCCGGTCGATACTTGGCCTCGCCACTCTTCGAGATCAGGTCGACCGGGTTGTGAAGGTCGAGGCGCGGTTGCCACTCATAGACAGGATCCTGCGGGTCGGATTCCTCGTGCTCCATCCGCACGAAGCGCAGCGTGCCTGAGCGGCAGTTGAAAGCGTAGACGTCCCTGTTGAGGTCGCCCACCATCCTGGCAACATGCGGCAGCGCCTCCTTCATCATGTTGTCCAGCTTGGAGGAACCGGCCGAGCTTTTCGCATGACGATGCCGCGACGATTTCCTCGCATTGGCGCTCTTCCGCGCCTCATCGGCAGCGTCGATGATCTCTTCCAGCTCCATGAGCCGGCCGAGCTTCTCAGCGTCCCAGTCCTTCCTCGGCGCGCCTAAGCGCTTGCGCTCCAGGCGGGCGTTCCGGCCGGCCTCCAGGGCCCTTTCCTCATCCTCGGTCGCGCTCAGCAGCGCGGCCTCGGCCGAGATCAACTCGGCGGTTTTCTGGGCCAGCGGCCGGACCACCGAGCCATCTTCGTCCTCTTTCCACCGCATGCCATCGAAGCCATGCCAGCCAACGCGCGCCACATGCAGCACGCGCGAGCCGTGGCGGATCAGAAAACGGCGCCCATTGCCGATATCCGTTTCCGGTTCCGAGGCGCAGTCGCTCAGCACCGACTGCTCGTCGGGCTGTTCGGGCGGCCGCCGCCGAGGTTCACTCGCGCCGGGAAAGGGGGATCGGGGCTCTTTGGCATAGGCGGCGGCCTGGCGCTGGGCTTCCTCGAGCACGGCGGCCACCTGGTCCGGCATGGCGGGCTTCTTGCTGCTCACGCCACCCTCGCGGCTTCGGCAGCCATGGAGGCGAAGTCGCAGCCAGGCCGCGGCCAGACGATGGGGATTGCCCTTCCCGGCCGCGCATGCCGGGCACGGGCGCGCGCCATCGCCGCCGCGGTCATAACGCGCTCGGAGTCGCCATCGGCGAGCAGCACGAGCTCGGTGACCTGTTCGCCCATCCACATGGCGTCCTCGGGGTCCTGACCAGGTCGAGGAATCGGGCCGGCAATCATCACCGGTCGCGGCACGCCTTTCGAATCCGGCTTCTTCAATTCCGGATGGGCGAACCGCGAGGCGGAATCGGCCGGGCCGGCAAGATTGCCGAGATCGCCGGCGGCGAAATAGAACGTGTCCTCGCGCCAGCTCTCCCAACACGCAAAGGCCGCCCCGTTCTCGATACCCTCGCCGCCGACCCAGCGTGCGGCGGAAGGATCGCCGAAAAGCGGGATCAGCCCTCCCTTCTTCGAGCCCCGCATTTTCTTGGTCGGCAGGGCCTCGCCCGTCGCCGGATCGGTGAGCAGCGGCCGGCACTTCGGCGAGCAGCCGAGATCGATCCAGGTGATGTGGCAGCCGATCGCATTCAGGTCGGCATTGATGAAGGGCGCGACCATTGCCGGCCCAGTGTGGAGCTCGGTCGGCCGACCGTGCTGATCGTTGCCGTGCCAGTAGGCCAGTTCCGAAGCGCAGCGCAGCCATTGCGAGGCGCCAATGCGCCCGCAGCCGCGTGCCTCGAGATAGTCGATGACCAGCCGCCCGAATCGGCCGACGGATGCGGCGGCCCCGTAAATAGACCGGGCATTTTGCCGTTCGCGCTCACGATAGCCGATCTGCCGTGTGGCGCGTTCAGCCGCCCATGTTTCATTCAGCCGCCGGCGCTCTTCAAGGCGGCTGCGGCGAGCGATGGCTTCGGCCTCTTCCTGGCCCGCCTCGCAGGGAATCGGCTGCTGGAGCACAATGGAGCACGCCTCCAGCAACGCCGAGCGACGATGCAGGTCGAGGCCTTCGCAGTGGGCAGCCATGCCGATGCCGTCATTGCCGCCGGCGCTGCCAGACCGGCAGTTCCATTTGTTCTTGGCGGTGTTGAACGCAAAGGTGTCCGTTCCGCCGCAGTGCGGGCATGGCTGCGGGTGCTCGTGCCGGCGGCCGGTGAATTTCAGGCCGAGCCGTTTGGCAGCGTCCTCGATCGAGACGGCGCGGGCGTCTTCGACGAACTGTTCAATGACGGAGCTGCCAGACTGCGCGCTCAAAACAGCGAGTCCTGTTTCGGCTCAGCTGGTGCTTCGACAAACATGTCTGGCTGCGCACAGGCCTTTCGGATCCGCTCGCAGGCGATCTCGAAATAACCGGCATCAATTTCGATGCCGATGAAGGGGCGGCCAAGCTTCGCGCAAGCGACTCCTGTGCTTCCGCTGCCCATGAATGGGTCGAGCACCGTCTCACCCGAACTCGTGAACAAACTAAGCAGTTCGCGCATCAAGGGGACGGGCTTCTCGGTTGGGTGGCGCCCATCACGGTCGGGCTGATTGGTCAGATGGGTGAATACACCCCTGCGACCTCCGCCATTCCAATTGCTTCGACCGGTTCCACACCAGGCTGCAGCGATGCACTCGTAGCCTTGAGCCGGCATCTGTCCGTTGAATTGGGGCGAGGAGTCGGGCTTCACCCAGGCCATGCCTCTTTTGTATTTCAGGCCCGCCACTTCCATGGCATCTCGCCAAGAAGCGACAGCCTCCACTTGGCAGAAAGCGAGCATCCATCCGCTGCAGTTGCTGGCAGCCCAATTTGGGACGTAGCGGCGAACCTGTTCTGTAATTGGTGCGAAGTTCAACTGTGCAGGAACGTTATCGCGAATGCTTCTTTGCGTTCGGCGGACGGGGGCGTGGGCCTCCTTCTCGCAAGGCGGGTCGGTAATGACGGCGTGAACGCTCCGCAGGCGTGGTAACGCCTCAGCGCAATCACCAAGGATCAGACGGCAAGCGCCTATGATCTGTTCGCGCTGGTTCATTCGCACTCATTTCCGATGCCCTCGCCGCCGCGCGAGAAGTGACCTTCGGCTGCGACCAGCGCCCGCACCTGCCGGGCGGATAGCCCCAGGCGCGCGCGCACCTGCTCGGCGGTCTGGCCCATTTCGAACAGCAGCCGCACGCCTTCGGCCTGCATCGGCACAGGCAGCTTGAACAGCGTCGCCGCGTCGATGCTGCCGGGCGTTCCGAAGATCGCTTTTGCAGGTCTATCCAGCATCGCAGGTGCTCCCTGTTTCAGTGCTCTTCCCGTGAAACATCGCGCCGGCATCGCGCAGGGGCGGCAGGTAGAAGGCGCGGAAGGAAAGCCTCAGCCAATCGCAGACCGCGATGACCTTGGGCGCCGAGACGCCCTGGCCGTTGCAGATGCGGGAAAGGTCGGAAGCGCTTACCCCGATGTCGCCGGCGCATGCCCGCCAGCCGCGGCCGTCTTCCTCGAGCTTCGCCCGCAAGAGCTTGCCGAGCTCGCGATAATCATAGGCAGCGAGCCTGACCATGCCTGGCCTCCTTTTTGACAAACAGCGCCGGCTCCTCGCCTATCCACGCGCAGAGCGCCAGGAACTCGTCAGCGCCCGGATCGCGGCCACGCGCGGCGCGAAAGACCGCGTCGACCTCGACCTCAGCCTCCCGTGCAACCCGCGTCGGCGACTTGCCGCGATGGATGCGCCGGGCTTCGAGGAAGAGCGCAAAGAGCGTGAAATCGACCGATGTTTTCTGGCCTTCTCGGCCGTTTTCCGGCACTTTGATCGAGGAGGCGCGGCTCATCGCGGCGCCTCCTCGCCGCTGCCGGTCACGGCTTGGGAGGATACGCGACCGGCAAGAATATCGGGACCGAAGAGGTCCGGGCGCTGCGCATGGCGCGAGATGCCGGTGGCGCGCTCGATGTCGAGCACGCGTTCGGCAGGCACCCGCTTCCATGAGTAGAAAGCCTGGTGGCGGATGCCGAGATGCGACGCGAGCGCGCCCAATCCGCCAACCTTGGCGGCTGCGATTCTGACGATTTCGATCATGGGCGGATGGTAGGTATTACCTACCTACTCTGTCAACAGGCAATCGCTTGCAAAAAAGTAAGCAATAATTACTATGCTGCGGCATGATCGCGACCATACGCACCGACTCGACGACACTCGGACAGCGCCTGCGCCAGGCCCGCGAGGCTGCAGGCCTGACGCAGAACGACGTCGCCGATCACTTCGGCATCAAGCGTGTCTCCGTCACCCAATGGGAGGCGGACACCACCCGCCCCTCGATGGAGCGCCTGCCCGAGCTCGCCGCGCTGCTCAAGACCGATGTCGCCTGGCTGCTCGACGCTTCAGGCGCCGCACCGGTGCCGATCGTGCGCGAGCCGAAGCCGAAAGCCTCGCGCACGCCGATCATTCCCGGCCACGAGCTGGTCGGCGGCCGCGACCTGCCGATCTACGCCGCCGCCATGGGCGGTGAAGGCCACATGATCGTCACCTTCGAGGCGATCGACTGGGTTAAACGACCGGCGGTGCTGCAGAATGTGCGCGGCGGCTACGGCATTCTGGTGCGGGGCGAATCCATGATCCCCGCCTATTGGCCGGGCGACACCGCGCTGGTGAACCCGCATCTGCAGCCGGCGCGGGATTCGGACGCCGTGTTCTTCCATACCCCGCCCAAGGAACGTGGCGACGAGGAAGCGATCATCAAGCGCCTGGTCGGCATGAACGATCGGGAGTGGACACTGGAGCAGTACCGCCCGGCAAAGACGTTTACAGAGAGCCGGGTCGACTGGCCGATCTGTCATCGGGTGGTGGGAAAGTATAACGCGAGATAACACTGCCAACTGGGCTCATACCACGATCCCCAGCCACCTCCGGTTAAGGCCGAATCTCAGGAAAAGCTCTGCTTCTGGCTTGATGAGGAATTCTACCCATTTTCGCTTTGTATCGAAAACGTTTGCTCCATCGCTGCCATTCTTGACGATGAATTTTGCAAACTTTCCCGACATATCAAAAATCAGAGACACTTCATCATTGGCGCGAACAAGAAATCCCTCTTGATTTAGCTTCGTGTCATACACGAACGGGCCGCCATAATACCGATTGCGTCGCGGATCGATCATCATGTTTCTACGAGGATCGATCGACATATTCCGGTTTGGATCGATCATCATGTTCCGGTTGGGGTCGATCATCATGTTCCGGTTTGGATCGATCATCATGTTTCGGTTTGGATCGATCATCATATTCCGATTGGGGTCGATCATCATGTTCCGGTTTGGATCGACCAGCATGTTCCGGCGGGGATCGATCGACACGTTCTTATTGGGGTCGAGCATCATGTTTCGTCTTGGATCATTGGCGGTGGGAAAGCCGGTCGCTTGGCCTGCCTCGGATTCCTCGGACGAAAGGTCAAGCAGGAGAAGGTATTCCCCCTGCTGGTCGCTTTCCAGACTCGTGAAAACGGTGTACTCGCCCACCTCGAAGGTTATAAATCGCTCGCTTAGGGTGCGGACCCTGACGCCATCAGATCCAACAAGAATGTCCGATTTTTCCCTCGTCTCGATGAGCTCGATTACAGCTCCTAGTTCCCGAAGCCCGCTAGGGGAAACTTGGGTAAGTTTGGTGGTAAACTCGGGGGTTACGACAAACCTCACTTCATGATCCTCTCGAATTCTTCCATAGCGCTCGTCAGCTCGCCTACGTTCCCGCTACGAATGAGCTCCCTGTATCTGTCGGCAGCCTCAGGGAGACACTTACTCCTCATATACGCGCGACAATAATCATTACTCAAAAACACCTCAATTTTGCGCTCATGGATATAAAGAGCGCGATGATAGAGGAACGTAATTGCCGACAACAACACCAGACCACAGAAGCTCTTTGAGATATAAACGTATGACCAGAGCACGTCTCCTGCAGAAGATTTCCGCTATAAATGTGCCTGAGAGAACACCGGCGGCTATAGGAACTACTACTCCAAAAAGCGTCTTCCAGCCGGGAGAGTCCAATATCTTTTCGAGCGTCTTGGCGGTCAAAATAGAGTTTCCTAGGTCCAACCTTCGCAATCCAAAGACGGCATCCGAACCTATAGGTTGTCAACGGTGGTTTGAACGAATGCCGAAACCAAACGATCGTTCGAACGGGACAGAGCTTTCCCGAACTACGATTGACCAGCTGGCGCGGTTCATGATCCTCGCCTGTTGGCCGGGGCGACGCCATCGGGCAGCCAGGCGACATCGGTCTTTAGAAGCGCGGCGAGCTCAGGCAGCCGCTCCATCACCCGGTGAATCCACATCTGCAGCCGGCACGCGATTCGGACGCCGTGTTCTTCCACACCCACCCAAAGAGCGCGCCGACGAGGAAGCGATCATCAAAGCGTCTGGTGGGCATGAACGATCGCGAATGGACGCAGGGGTATTTGCAGAGGTGAAATGGCGGCAGCGCGTCCTCGGGAAAGCAACACGCTTGTTCCCGAGCTCAGAGCGCTTCATTCTTCCAAAAGTAAATAAACGCCGCGAACATGCCTGA